TCACCTCCGGCGGCGAAGAAACCAAAACGCTACGGCTCCGGCCAACGCCAAACCGACGGCCGCCCAAATATAGGCTTTCGCCGATTTTCTTGTCGTCTCCTTCTTGCTGGTCTTTTCTTCTTCTGCTGTATAAGACTGCTTCGCGCTTTCCTGTTCCTGGCTGGCCGTCTCGCGTATCTCCGTCGCCTGGTGCGTCTGCTCTTTTGCGGCGTTGATGGTAATGGTGCCTTTGCGCCGCGCCTTCACGCTCCCCGAATTAGGCGGCTTGTCTGACTGTTCCCCGGTGCGTCTGTTATAGGTCGCTGCGTGGTTCTCACCTTCCGCCGTGTCGGTGGCGGCTTGATAATACTCCACTTCCTCGAATTTAATAACCACGGTACGCCGTTCGCTGCCCTGCAATAACGCCGTAAGGCTGTCGCGGCTGGCGGCCTGCTGCTGCTTGGCCGTTTCCGTTACCGTCTCCTTGCGCTCCTTCTCGGTGGCATCCCTAAGGGTCGCCCGGCTGCTGGCACAGCCGGACAAACCCAAAAGGAAAACTACACAAACAAAAAATACCAACTGTTTCATAAGTCTTTGAAGTTTACGGTTTTTCCGCCGTAAGTAAGGCTTCCGTAATTGATACCGTTCAACCGGCGCAGCCAGCCCCGTTTGAAAACGGTTTGGCTGGGTCTTTTCTGTACCAACTTGTTAATATAGGCTACGCGCGCCTTCTTGATCTCAGCGAAAAGCTGGCGGGGTTCGCGCCTGTTGATGGCCGCTAAGGTCTTCGCGCCTACTACGCCGTCCACTTGCACGCCCAAAAGCTTTTGCACGTTGGTAATGCCGTACAATCCGCTACCCCATACCCAATCTACTAAAATGTTGGCTATCGACTGACAGCGTATTTTGTCGGCTTTCCACCTATCCCAAAAGTGCGGCTTCATGACTACGTTAATAACGTCCTGGTCGGTAATGAGCTTAAGGTCGGCTACGTCGATGTCTCCGTCTCCGTCCTTATCGTAGCCCTGTGCCTTCCACGTCGCTATAGTAACGCCCTTGTTCGTCGCCCCTCCACGGTCGGCGGGGTGGTTTGAAAAACCGCCTTCCCAGCTGAGTATGAAGGGGGCTAAAATCTTTATGTCTGCCATAATTACTTCTTATTACGGTTCTTCCTCTCCGGCCGCTGCTTCGTCGGCGTTTTCGGGCTGCTGTTTTCCAGGCTGGAGATGCTCCGGGTCGATGTCGAAATGGCGCGCGGCCTTATCTACCAAAACCTTTTGCAAAACCTTCGCCCAGTGGTGGTCGTTTTCGCTGCTCTCGTTTTCCAATACACTAAGGAGCTGGACTAAGCAAAAACCGCCGCTTATCCAATTCGCTAAGTATAAATCTACAAACGGATAAATATATTCGTCTATAAGGAAGGCTAAGAACGTGCAGGCGTACACTATGAAAAGCGTTACGAACATCCGCCGCGCGTAGCTGCTCTTAAACTTGCCGTCGCTGGCTTCCGGGTGTTTCTTCTTCACTCTCCGGCTGAGTCTCCACGCCGTGAAACAGTCTAAAAGTATCGCGAAGAAACAAATAGCGGCAAAGGGGATGGTAGGCTGTATCAATCCCCAAAACGCCCCGAAAACCCACACGAGAGCCCGTGAGCCGTAAGAGAAAATAGACTTAAAAAAGTTCTCAAACCACATCTTTAGTACCCCGCTTCCTCTAAGTCGGCCTTAACCTGCTGTTTCACCTCGACAACAAAGGCGAGGTATTCTTTATAAGCCGTCTTCGCTGCGTCTGCTTCCGTTTCGTCGTCGATGATGCCCAATACGGCGGCGTTATAGTCGTTCACGTAGGAAAATTCCTTTGTCTCGTCTATCTCCTCGCGAATAACTGCCTTCACCAGCTTTTCGTATTCGGGCTTATCCCAAACCTTCACGGTGTCGTAGTCGTAAACGGTTCGGCTCTCGCCTGTCTCGCTGTCCTTCTCTGTGCGCTCCACGATGTTATAGTTGTAGTGGTATGCGCCGTTACCCAGCGGCTGGAAAACCGCGGGCTTCTTATCCGAATTTGATTTCATAAGGCTTTATTTTTTCGTTTAACTTGTTAATAAAATAGTCGCTGTCGCTGTATTTGCACCAGCCCCACCAGGAGGCTATCTCCTTTTTGAAGGCTTCCGGTGTTGGCCGGTTCTCACGCTTGAGTATCTTGGCACACTTCCGGCAAAGGTTTTGCTTAATACGTCGGCGCAGCCGTGTCTCGTTTAAGTAGAAAACAAAGCCTAAGAAGTCTATACCGCGCCCGCTTTGGTCTCGGTGGTCTTTCGCTACAGGGAAAATCTGTTTGTTGGGCTTGACCTCCAGCCTAACGTTTTCCTTTAGGTAGGCTTCAAATTCCGTAAGTAGTTCCCTAAGTACCTGCTTACTGCTGTGTAAAACTACTATGTCGTCGGCGTATCGGAAATAATAGCGTACCCGTTTAACCTCCTTCACCCAATGATCGAAGTAGGTTAATACCAAATTCGCTAAGTATTGGCTAAGATAGTTACCAATCGGCAAACCCTCTGCACTGTCTATTATCTCGTCCAAAAGGTTAAGCAGCCGTGTGTCCTTAATCTTCCGGCGTATAATAGACTTCAAAACGTCGTGGTTCACTGACGGGTAAAACTTGCGTATATCTATTTTCAAACAATACGTACAGCTTTCTTTGTCCTTCTTAATCACCTGTCGAAGTTTGCGCGCTGCCAAATGTATTCCGCGCCCCTTTATGCAGCTGTAGGTGTCTGCCGTAAAAACGGAAACCCAAATAGGTTCCATGATGTTCATTACGGCGTGGTGTACAATTCTATCGGGAAAGTACGGCAAACGGAAAATTAAGCGTTCCTTTGGCTCGTGTATCGTGAAGGTGCTATATTTTGAGGTCTTGAACTCTCCGGCTTTCAAAACCTCGTGCAAATGTTGCAAATTGGCTTCCCGGTTGCGGTCGTGGATTTTCACGCCGTAACTTTTGGTTTTTCCTCTGCGCGCCTTTTCGTCGGCCTTACGCAAATTCTCNAAACTTATTATACTGTCGTATAAGTTGCCGATTCGCTTCATGTCTTTCTTTGCTGATTTGCGGTCTTCTTTGCCTGGCGGCTACCAAAGCCCGTTAAATAAAAATATTTTCCGCCTTGTTATNGGCGCGGTCTCAATCCATTCGTATATTGTNCTATCTTATCAGTATAGCTGGGAGCCGATATTCGCATTCGTGTTCGTAGGCACGTGGTTCGTATTCGCATACGAAAGGCCGGCNTTCGCACNGTTATNCGCATTACCGCCGAAGTAAACGCCCCGNATAGACTGACAACCGTTTTTTGTTTTATTCTATGTAGTAGCGCGTTCCGCTGGCTCTCATGGTTACCTTTCTTGGAAACGCGTTACGCTTCTTTATCTCCTTCAAAATGTACTTTATTTCCGCGCTGTTAGTAAAGAACTTCTTAGCTTCGTTCTCGCTGTCGTCGCGGTTCATCTTAATCTTCACTAAGAAACGTTCCGTACCGAATTTCGTTTTTACGCCTTCTATGTAGTCGCAAACCCAAAACGTAAGGTTTGTTAGTTTCTGTTGTGTCGTTTCCGCGCAGTTGAAGTGCTTATTTGCTTCGTCCTGCGGTATCTGCAAGAAGGAGAGGCTACCGTCGTCCTCCCTCTGCTTGTTAGTGGTTTCTTCGCTCATGCTGAACTCTCCTATTTTTGTTTTTAATGACCCCAGCCGCCAAATCCGTAACGCGGCGGCTGGGGCGTGTTAAGTGTGTCGCCGTTCGTGTTTACGCGGCGGGTATAAAGCAAAGCCGGGAGCCGATATCCGCACTCGCGTTCGTAGGCACGAAGTACGTAGCCGCAGACGAAAGGCCGGCCTTCGCACCGTTATCCGCCCTACCGCCGAAGTAAACGCCCCGTAGCTGCTCTCCGCTGCTCGGCATGACTGTATAGAAGTAGTCGCAAAAATAGGTAGTGCTTGAGCCGCCTACCGCCTGCGGTATGTTCTCGCCGTACTCTCCGAAAAGGATGGCTTTAACGTAACCTTCGGTTCTCGGTACCTCGCCGCGCTTCTCGTACCCGGTGTAATTGCTATCTTGGAAATTGGCCGGGTCGTCGTCGATGGCTCTGTAGAACTCACTTACCCCGTCGTCGCCGCTTACGATGCGAACGTGCAAACCGTCCGTCCAGCTCCAAATATGGCCAAACGGATTTTCCAGCCCTCGGTATGAAGGAACGTTTACAACCGTTCGCGTCTGTTTGGTAAAATACGACGTGTTGGTAATTGCCGTTCCTGCTTCTGCTGCTGCCTTGCAATAATACAGGTCATCGCCGCTTGAAACGTATTTGCCTTTAGCGTATGCCGTTTCCGCGTCGTACTCTCCGGCGTAGTTACCCGCGCCGTTGCTGTTGTACTCAAAGGGCATCGTAAATTCAACGTTACCGGTGGTGTTGCCAAGGCTGTTGGTGTAACCGCATGGCACAAACGGGTAATAGCCGTTAAAGTTCTTCCACTTCGTACCGTCGAGCGTTGTAACGCCGCTTCCTAATCCGCCTTGCCTGTACCCTTCGCTTGTAAGCTCCGACGTAAACGCGGCTTGGCAGTTGAGGTTCGCGTACTCAACCACGTAAAGCCAATAGGTGTTAAGCTGTGCTTCGTATAGGTCGCAGTTCCACCCTAAGCCGCCGTAACCCGCCGTTCCGCGCTTGCGTGCGTAGGTGCGGAAATTAGTAAGCGAAATTTGCGTGGCCGGTCTGCCCAAAAAGTCGCGGTATGTACCATCGTAGCCGGAGTTATTGTTGCCGCCCCTATAGTCTGCGTCGGTGTTTACCACGCTGCACAGCTTGAGGGTGCTTCGTTCTACCGTGGCTTCGTAAGCTGAACGATAAACCTTGCGTACCTTGTGGAAACCTGGCAGCGCGTACTCGGAAAGCAAAACGAGCAAATAGGTACCGTCAAACTCGAATTTTCGGTAATGCTCCGGTATTTCAACCATGACCATGCCGCTTGCGCCTGTAAGGTCTGCGGCTGCGCCTGTGTCTCGCTTGCTGCTGTCGGTCGGGTGCAAATAGTAAACCACTTCGCCGCTGTCGTTAAGAAGGCATCGGCGCATCTTGGACTGAACGGGGAGCGAAACGTGCAATTCTGCACGCCCTACGCGCTCCAGCGCCGGGTCTGCTACGGTGGTGTTAATCTTCACCCCGTAATAGTAATCGTAGGGAAATGAGGGCTTATTGTCGCCCACTCCAATTATTAAACCCATAATCTAAATTTTAATAGCCCCAAAGAAGGGCGTTCGTTGTTGTATTTTGTTTAATCTCTCGCACTATTTCGGGGTTCCATCCGGTTTCAAACCGTGTTGCCACAAATTCGCCGTCGGGCATCCCCCAAAGGTTCACTTCCAGCGTTACCGCTGTTTCTCCGTCGTTTTTCACGCAAAAAGGTACGTCCTTCTTGAAGTTACCCGCGGTTAAATCAATAACCCCGATGTTTGATACCTGTGCGCTTACTACGTCGCCGTTTCTGTTTGTCATTTCTCTTAAAATTTTTAGTGCAAAAATACCAAATTTCCGTATTATTATAATACTTCGCTAAAAGTTCGTGAAGTGTTCGCGGCGTTGCCGTGAAATCACGCCGCAAATATCACGCTACCCGCGCCGTGTGCGGGCTGAGCCTTAAGTCGCCGTAAGTGTTAAAGCCCCCGTCGAACTGTTGCGCGAGGCTGTGTACCACGTGCCGGCTATCTTGATTTTCAAAACCCCGTTATTAAGCGAATAACCCACGTTACCGGCTTCCGCCTTCTGTAGCAGCTTGCTATTCTCTATAATCGTTTCCGCGTACTGCGTCGATGAGCATCCTACCGCGTTGCCATTGGAAAAATAACGGCTTATTCTCACGTCTGCGCTTGCCTGGCATCCGCTGAACGTTGAAGAGGCCGTTACGGTGTAACTGCTGCTTCCGTCGTAGTTGGGGTTCGATATCTTAACCACCGTTTTTAGGGTGTGCGTACCCGCTGTTATATTCTTGCTGAACGCTACCGTTACCGTGTTGCTGTTTCCTGTCTGCAAATCCGCCAGGCTCGTTGTTGCTAATAATACGCTATCCAAATAAACGTATATGTTCGCGCCTGCTACTTGAGACATCGCCCCGCTCTGTAGGTTGTACGACCCTGTTGCCTTCAACGTTACGACTACCTGGCCGGTAAACGCTCCGGCGTATGCGAAAGTAAACGAGCCGTT